CGACAGGAAACCAGTAGGCAGCGCCACCGTAGAGCCGCCGGGCGAGATACTCACGTTTGTCGTTGCCAACAACTGCGAGATGCGCAAATCACGCGCAATGCGCCATTCAGCCATCGTAATGAAGTCTGGAATGTTTGCGGTTAAATCGTTGCGGTGTAGCCAAGTCGCCGCCGCCGTTTTCAGTTCTGCGTAAGTAGTAATTGCCACGATTAGCCCCTATAAATGTTGTATGAAAGTTGATTGAGCGCGCTGGGGATTTCCGTGCGCAAAACTGCGTTAGCGCCTTGATTCCAGTCTGACTTATTCGCGCCATCGAGCGCAGACATGAAAAGGTCACGCCATACCGGGATTCTCGGGTCGTTGATGTATGGAGCTGCGTTGGCCAGCGTGCCGTATAGGTACACGTCAGGAAAGAACGTCAGTATGTCGTTTGTCGTGCTTGAGTCAGACAGCGCCGTGATTCGCCCTTGATACACGATAGAAACCGTATAGGCTGCATCGGGCAGTGGGTGAAAATAGAAACTCGTGCCGATAGCTGTGCAAAGCGATGGTCGTGCGGTATTGCGATCCTCTGAGCGCTTGCGGTAGCTATCAGGCGTGGTGACCTCAATATCTTCGTAAGGCGTAACGCTTGTGAGTTTGACGTTCTTAACGCTCAATAGGTCAGCAGGAGCGGATACGGTTTCAACGCCGATAGACGTGGTAATCGAGCCGATTTTCTCTAAGAAGCGAGACTCTAGGCGCTGGTTTATTTGCGATTCTGCGAGCTGAATCATGTTAGGCACGTCAGCGGTCAAGTCTGCGCGTTGCAGAATTGAAACCACCGCTACCCGCAATTCAGAGTAATTTGAGATCATAAGCACCCCTAAAGAGAAGCCCCCTCGTGAGAAGGGGCAGCACTTTAGTGCTTAGTTGTTGTGGTAGCGAACTGCCAACTGTGGGCGCAGGGTTTTGAAGCCGTACAAAACGTCAACACGGCAAGGGAACTTGTCGTTAACGATGTCGGAATCTTGCCAGATACGCATAGAGATGCCATCCAAGGATTCGCGGGCTGCGAAGTGGACGTTGCGTGGCAACACCAAGTCAGCGGTTGCAAATGCGAATGCTTCTTTTTGGAAGAGCAGCGCAGTTTGAACAGCGGTTGATGCAGTGCCGAGCACAGTGACAGCGGCGTTATCGGCTGGGCCAGCGTTGACGTTCTGGGTCGCGCCAGAGGTCACGATTGCAGGGCTGATAGGCCAGACAGTCGTAGTAGCACCAGCGCCTACGGTGAACTGCTGTAACACGCCCGTAGAGACTTTCGTCTCAGGGTGAACAGAGAACACGTTCGCAATGGTGAACACGTCGCCAGCGTTAGGTGCGCCGGTTCCGGTATCGACGTTCAAAGTCGCGCCAGTTTGCGAGCCGCCTTGAATGAGGTAGGACGCCGCAGCGCTGCGAGTGTGCGCAGGCATGAGGGTGTTTTCGCTCCAATCGAAGCCAGCAGCGCGGCCCATGTAGCCCTCTTTGTATTGATCTGCAAGGCTCTTGGCATCTTGGAACAGCGTCTTCGTGTCTTTAACCACGTCAGCCATACCCAGAGAGTCCATCAAAGCGGTGCGATCAGCGGAAGGTGCGAGCGAGCGCTGTAGCAATACGCGAGCGTCAAGAGCCTTGTTGTAAGTAGCAGCAGAGCCGCCGTTCCAAATAGACTGATAAACGTCTTTGTACATGCTCAAAGCGTCAGACTCGATGCTGGCAGCTAGCACAGACATTGCGGGTTCAATGTAGCGCTTGCTAAAGTCGTCAATCGAAAGCGTAAGGTCAGCACTTGTGAAGTTCATGCCAACGTGCTTTTGGGTGGAGACTTGCAAGGTCACGCTTGATTCAGCGGTGTCCTGAGTAGCCAGAGTAGCGCCGTTAGTAACGGTGTACTGGTTAGGCAAGCGAATTTTCAGCGAATCGCCGATCTTTGCGCCTGTTTTGGCATAGCTGTCGTCATATTGACGGACGATATTACCAACGAAGTTGAGTTTTTGATGCAGGATGCGAAGAGATTCGCGGGTCACTGCGGTTGGGGTGAGTAGAGTATTTGCCATGATGTATCCTTAAAGGGTTTAACGAGATTTCCTGAGTTGAGAATTTCGCCACTTCACCCAATCCGCTGCGCTCATCTTTTCAGGGTCTTGAGTTGCCTTGCCATTATTCGCACTGATGCGAGTGACGGGCTTCTCTTGCGCTTGGACTGGCTTTGCAGTAGCTTTTTTCCGGGCTTCCTCATACGCATACGAACGGTAAAGATCAATGACTGAATGCGGGTTTAGATTCGACTTGAGCTGTCGTTCTGTGTAGCCTCTCGACATACCGTAAACGACTAGCTTTTCTGCCAATTCCTTACCCCAGCCCGGTATTTCACGCTGTAGGACTCGCACCCCTTCGTCAAATAGCTTTGCAGCGTTTTGCTGTTGCCTCTGCTCGAAGTCGGCTTGTTTCTGCGTGACTTCAACCGCTAGTTGTTCCCTTTGGGCTTGCAACTGTCGCGCTTGACGATCCAGCTTCATAGCTTGCACTGGATCAGCATCAGCGATTTCATTCCAATTCACATTGGCGAATGCGGCTAACTGTTCGTCAATCGCATGCACTTTTGCGAGAGTAGTAATGTTTTCTCGCTGAAATTGCTCTTGTACCTCAACACGCTGGGCATAGGCTTCCGCTTGTTTGCGAATCTCTGCCGCTTCCTGAGTCTTTCGGGTGTAATCCGATTGTCTGAGGAGCGCATCTTTAATCTCTTTCGGGACTCGGTATTGCTTGCCTTCGTATTCAACATCCTCTTCGGTTTCAGCTTCCGATTCACCGCTTACGGCTTCTTCGGCTGGAACTTCCAGTTCTGTCTCTACTGCTGTCACCGGTTCAGCATCGGCGGTGAAGGAATCCGTATCGGACGGTTGTTCCTGAGTTTGGTCTAACATAGTTAGCTCCTATATTGTGCCACTAATGTGGCGGGTTGACAAACTTTTAATCAATATCTGCAACGACTTGCATCATTAAAAATGCAATGTCGTCCTCCTCGATCTGTTGCGCCCTGCGTTCCATCTCAACAATGAAGAGCCGCACGGCCTCCTGTGCTGCGATGTTGTCCTGAGCCTTACGCATGGCCAGTGATTTATCAATGGCTTCGTAGAATTCAACTGAGCGGCGCAAAGCGGTAAGCGATGCAAAATCCTTGATCTGCCCTAGCTCTTCTTTTGCGGCTTTGCCAACAATCACACCCTTGGCAATGCGGCGAATCGTGCGCTTTACCTGCTCTGTGAGCTGTTCCTCTGCCTCTTGCTTGCGTTTTCTCAGCGCGTGCGGGTAAGTGAACGGCCCAGAGCCGTATTCAACATCTTGCCCAGTGGCTACGCCCTGCCCGTCATTCCCGGTGAACAGCATCGAAGCTGATACGCCGGATTGAGTAAATCCAACTACGCCATTGCCATCCAGCCCAGTAATCAGGAGCGCACCATTCGCGCCACTTGCGGTAATCGAGCCTTGACCAGCTTGCCCGGTTATCAGGACTGCGCCCGCATCGCCTGTTTGCGAATAGCCTACTACGCCGTTACCTGATTGACCTGTAAAGACAAGCGCACCAGCAACGCCATCTTGCGTGACGTCACCACCAGCCGCAGCGACTAGGCGCTTGGCCGCTATTGCACTGCTGGCAATTGGCTGGCCAGCTATCATTTCACCACCACCTAATGATCATTAGACCGGGCGCACCATTGCCGCCGTTTCCTGATGTGCCTGATGCTGCATTGCCGCCGCCGCCGCCGCCCGAGCCATAGCCTCCACCATTGCCGCCTCGATTGTTTCCAGCGCCTGCGCCGTTGATGCCACCACCACCAGCGCCACCGATGCTGATGTTGTATTTAGGCACATAAATGCCGTGGTTTCCGGGGTTGTCGCCCGTTGCGCCGCCTGAAATAGTTGGATAAAGCCCTGAGCTACTCGTCTGATTACCGCCTGTGCCGCCGCTTGATCCACCGCCCCCAGCGCCCCCGGCTGTGTACTGTGTAGCTGTAATCGCAACTGCCGCGCCGTTTGTAGCAGCGCCAGCCGCGCCAGCTATGCCAACTATGCTAATGCCGCCCGCTACCGTCATTTGAACCATTCGCGCATTAGCTGCCGCGAACCCCGCGGCACCCGCTCCAGCCGTACCCGCCGCAGCGCCGCCGCCGCCACCACTCGCGTTGTTAAAAGCATCTTGCGCAGTGGTTGAAGGCGTGAGTGATGCCCAAGTCGCTATG